AACTTGAGGGCCGACCTGATCGTCTCGGGCAAGTTCATCTTGGAGCTCAAGTCCACTTCGAGGCTCAAGGATGAATTTAGGAATCAAATTAGGAACTATATGAAACTGACGGGTCTGAAGGCGGGTGTGCTCATCAATTTCCCAGACAAATTGGGGGCCCTCGAGTTTGAGAAGGTCGAACCCCTCGTGGAGGATTCTCCCCCGGTCGACCTGATCGACTGCTAGACGCTCCGGATAAATTGCCACGAGAGCTCTTGACAGATAGCCTCCCATATTCGGTCCTGAATATACAATTTCTCTTTGGATTTCAAGAGGGGGAAGCACGGCAGGTACTCATCCTCTCCGAGGAGTTCGCAGAATTTGTAAAGGGTAAATGAATAGCTCAAAAAGTTCTTGCGATTTGCAGGCTTGACCTTCTCGAACGGTGCTTGAATCTTGTGGAACATGAGACGGAGCTTGTCTTCAAGGGCTTGAGGCATCGTTGGAGGGGTGATACCGCTGAGTATAGTTGCAATATAAGGTACGTGTTCGTAATACTTTGATTTGTCCAGCTTCTTCAAGAGACCCTTGACTTTTTCGTGCGTGATTTCGCTCAGGTCCTTGATCTTCTGCTTCTTGAACTCGGACCTGAGTTGGTTCAAGACCTCCTCGGGCACGCTCGTCGACTCCTTGGCTTGGAATTGACTGATCCATTCATTGAAGTGATTCTCACGCTTGTAAGAATAGATGACGTGTTTCTCCATCTCTTGTTCCTCCTTGAATCCAACCTCCTCCCCTTGAATATAGTCCATTCGTCCACAGGCCCCACAGATTTCCTCACTGACCACCTCGTCGAATATTTTGGTATAAAATTGACCACACCCCAAACAAGGCAATGTGTGGACAGGCGCCCCCTGTGTCGCACCTTGATCAAACTCATTCTCTACCTCGGCCAGGTACTTCTTGAAGATGTCTTGGCGCTGGACGCCCCGGCGCGTCTTGAGTTCGAACCCCAAGGCCCGCGTCACCTTCTCGGTCGCGGGCACCTCGTCACTCGCCGTGTACTCCTTTATCACAGGCATGGCCGAGAGTAGGTACTCGACGAGCTCCTCTTCCGTCTTGCACCCTTGGACCCTTTCTTTGTACCTACTCTCCATCTATTGGTATTACAACATTAAATGTTTAACTATCCATCTTGGGAGCCAAATAGAAGCGAAGGTCTCCGAGGTTAGCGATCGTGTACCGAAAAACTATAGGCATATTTTCATTAGTAGAATCCTGCATAAACTGAACAGAGGCGCACATATTCGTCGCCTTTGTGAAAAGGTTGATGTATTTCAGACTGAAATTGGCGCCCGTCCGGTTGACCGACTCGGGAAGTTCGATGGTGGTCGTCTGATCCGCAAAGTCGCCCTGGCAGCTCAGGGTCAGGGACGTGCCGTCGCGGATGATACTCATCTCTTGTGCCAGGTTACCCATGTCGCGAGCGATCCTCTGAAAGTCGACCGAAGGTAAGGTGGTCACGACGTTCATGTTGATGTCCGGCAACCCAAGGATGTCCTCGTTGATGTCGAGGAGTTTGAGCTTGAAGCTCGTCGCCGACTTTTTGACCGGGTTCTCGATCAGCAAGTCGATATAGTCCCTATTCTCCATACGCATAACTAGAGTATCAGCCCCCGAGATGGACTTGAGCAACTTGTACATGTTGCCCATGTTGAGTCCTGCGGCCATATCCGTGGGACACTGATACTCCTCGAAGTTCTCGGATCCGAGAGTCATATGGACGAGCGTCACACGTGCAGTATCGAGGGTCAGGATGTGGACCCCAGCAGCCGTGAAGTACACGTTGACATCATTGATGATGTCCTTGAGCACCTCGAAGACCGCCTTTATGGCCGAAGCCTGGATGGTTTTTAGGTACATTGTTCTGAAGGCGCGTCGAATCTCTAAGTTCTGGATTTTTGCATCGCCTCGGTTACATTCATCGCAATTTTCTCCTCGAGTTCAGGGGTCATCACCGGCTGGAGGGACTCACCGTACTTGTCGAGATCGAACAGGCAGGCGTTCTCAGTGCCGTCCAAGTTGGAACATAAATTGCCCGTACCGTCCCACGAGTCAAAGTCGTTCGGGATCATGGACACGAGCCAGTTCTTGACCTCCTGACCGACGAGCATCTGACCTTCGTTCGTGACGAGGGTGGGGACCCGGGTGATCTTCTTTGAAGGGACACCGTTCGTGTTGACGTTATGGAACCGGACAATCTCAATGAGAGCCGGTTGGCTCTTGATGAAAGTCATAATCTCGAGCGACCATTTGCACTTCTCGGAGTAGACCAGTAGGGCCATTAATTTTGAGTCAGTTTTTTTCGTCCGTCCCGAAGCGCGCCGACCAACTTTTTTCATCCGCTAAAGTAATATGAAGGACCTGATTACAGTAGTCCTTCTGCTCGTGATCGCATTCCTCGTCTGGAACAGCCGTCAGACGGCGACCTACGCACAGGAACCTGCTGCTCAGACGGGTGATCGAGTGTCGCCTGACGTGACCCAGGTAATCATCGATGCGATCATAGCGACCAAGGACGACTATCGCCCTCTCGAGACTCTGTTCATCAATCATCAGGGTGAAGGCGTGTACAATTCACGCTTCATGTTCCTGAACACCAAGAATTACTACGGTGAACAAATCGATGTCCAGGCCCGTGTGAACCAGAACGGATCGGTCGACATCCTGAACCAGACGCCGACCGCCAAGGTGGACTACTCGAAGGCGTACAAGCCTGATCGGTACGAGTCGTGGGAGACTGTCCAAAACGCCCTGGACGCCCAGCTCAAGGATGCTCTGAGCAAGCCGGTGATGGTGCCGCCGCTCGAGTCATATCAGCGTTAGAAAAATAACAAAACAGACTAGAGATGGCGTCGCCCCTGACCGCCAAAGAGATGGCCGCCTTGGAAAAGGCTCGCCAGAACGTCAAGAAGGAGACGTACAAAGCCATCCTTGAGCAATTTTCTCGCAAAATTCGCACGTCGCACGAACTAGGACAAAAGGAAGCCCTCCTGACGGTCCCCCCGTTCGTCGTGGGATTTCCACGGTACGACCTCCCCAAGGCGGTCAAGTACCAGTGTCGCCAGCTTCAGAAGCTCGGATACTCGGTGGCTATGATCGGCCCCGTCAGTTTCAAGGTCCGATGGGACAAACCCAAGACGCAAGCCGTTGTCGAACCGGATGCTGAAGACACCACCACCCCATTTGACCTCCTTCCGGGGCTTGTGAATATGCAGAAAATGGCCCAAAAAATAAGGGTGACCAAAGGCAAATGATCAGCCCGAGGAACCTAGTTCAGATTCGCTACAAGGCCCTTCTCGATAACCGCCTGATACCAGTCGTCGTGAGTACTGGGCCGGCCGGTACCGGCAAGAGTCTTCTTGCGTGCAACTCGGCGGCAATGGCCCTCAAGCTCGGCCATGTGAACCGGATCATTCTGACCCGCCCGGCCGTCTCAGTGGATGAGCAACATGGTTTCCTGCCCGGAACCCTCGAGGCCAAGATGGATCCATGGGTACGGCCGTTGACGGACGCCCTAAGCCGCCATTTCCGCCCGAACCACATCCGGACGATGATGGAGGACCGTCAGATTGAGGTGTGCCCGCTGGCCTACATGCGCGGTCGGACGTTCGACGCGTCCTGGATCATCGCAGACGAGATGCAGAACTCGACTCCGAATCAGATGCAGATGGTTCTGACTCGTATCGGGGAAGGATCCAAGATGGTCATCACGGGTGACCCTCGCCAGCACGATCGTGGGTTCGAGGACAATGGGCTCACCGACTTTGTGTCGCGCCTCAGGCCTTCGGACCAGATCCAGCACGTGATGTTCACCGACGCCGAGATCGAGCGCCATCCTGTGATTAAAGAGATTCTGGGATGGTACGCGTAAGGTTTCGTGCAAATAAATGACACGTAGTATCAATGGACCTTCTGAACGAGTCCGAGCGGCGCTTTACCAAGAAGCTTTGTGATGCGATGATCCCAGTCATGATCGAGGCCTTTTGGGAGATTTGGCTTGAGGCCAAGAAGGAGGTTGCAGACAAAAAGTCGAAGAACACGACTCTGGTTTTCCAGGAGCTCCTGCGGGCCATCAAGACTTGGAACTCTTCAATTTCTCTCAAGAATACAGAGGCTATCGTCAAGAACCAGCCCCTGTTCCCGAACCTCATGGCGGCCGTGTTCGTCATCCACGTCAAGATCCTGAGCTCGATCCGTACAGACAAAAAGTCCAAGAAGATTTGCATCAAGCTGCCCGCGAATGACGTGTTCGTCCAGCGGTGCTACGAGGCGTGCGCCAAGGACCTGTATGAGCGGCCTCACATCATAACCGAGAACAACACCGAGGAGGTTCGTAACGACGATCTGCGAGTCAGATTTGCAAAGAAAATTGCCGAGGTCATTGAGGATCTCGTTCCGACGGCTGAGATTCTCCAGACGTACCTGCCCTTGCCCGCAGCCGGTGAGGACCTCAATCTGGATCACGAGGATGAGAACCCGGAGGAGGAGGATGAGGTGCCGGACGTGATGAACGAGGACCCCATCGACAACACAGACCCCATGAACGTAGATGGGTCCAATATGGAGTTCGGCAAGACGCCAGGCGGTGTGAATAACACCGTCACAGTGAATAACAGCGGGACGCCACCGGCCGTCCCAGGTGGCACGCCGGCGGGCGAGCCCTCGGTGAATAACATGGAGCAGAATCTGTTCGATGACGCGGCCGAGACGAAGGGCATTCCCATCGGTCCCCAGCGCATCGAGAAATTGGGCTAAAAAATTGCTCAGCAACTACTAGAATGGATCAGTACCTCCGCGAACCCGCAGGTGCCGCCGTCATCGCAGGTGCCGTCACCATGGCTTACGTGTACGGCCGGGCCAAAATGAACAACGAGGGCCCCATCAAGAACTCAGAGATGATGAAACCGGCGTTTCTCGTGGCCCTCCTGGTGTACTTTATCGTTTCGCGCGGGTCAGAGACCCACGAGACTATGACCAAAGAACCATATTAGTTAAGGAGATCATTCCTAAAATATAGTACATGACGACCGTTCAGGCCTTCAATGAGATGATGGGCCAGTTCCTCGACGAACTCGTAGCAACGTTCCCCGAGGAAGAGGCATTCAAGACGGCTCAGGCCGCCCCCCGCACGCGCGCGACCTTTGATGATTTTATGAAGAAAATTGGACCTCACGCATCCCACCTCATGGCCAAGTCTCCAGACTTTTTCAGCGAGCAGAACGAGTTCGTCAAGGGTCTGAACCTGCACGTCGTGTGGCCGAGTGAGGCGGCGACCCCCACAACCAAGGACGCCATCTGGCAGTACATTCAGACCATGTACATTCTGGGCAACACCATCAGCATGTTCCCCCCGGAGACGCTCAGCATGATTGAGGCGGCTGCCGAGAACTGCGCCAAGAACATGAAGACGAACGGTTCGGGTCAGATGGATGAGAAGGCGATGATGGCCGGTATGAACAACATGCTCTCTCAGATGATGGGTGGTGCAGGCGGCGGCGGGCTTGCGGCCCTCCTCGGGGGTGGTCTCCAGCAACAGCAGCAGGCCCCCCGGCCCCGGCTCAAGTCCAAGGGTCGAAAGAAGTAATTTCTCAGACTATTACAGAATGGACCCGCGAGAGATTTTTCGCAACGACAAACTCCTCGAGTTCTGGCCGACCGCCAAGCAGTCGGCCCGCGAGCGCGTAGCGGCAACTTCCAGATTTGTTATTTACGCATCAGTCCTCATTTATATCATCAATCGCGACCCACGCGTGTTTGCGCTGGCCGTGCTGGTCCTGGCCATCCTCTACTACCTGTACAACGCCAACCTGATCAAGGACGGCAAGCTTCGTCCGGCTCAGG